GTCTGAGGTTAGAACACCAATTTTAGTAAGAGTTTGCTCGATAAAATATCTAGGAGCTTGTTTACTACTACCTTTATTAAGTTGTTCTATGTGTTCTACTTTGTTTGTTATCAGGCCAAGTTGATTGCCTGTTAATATATTTTTATATTTTTCATTTTTCCAACCAGAACGTGCTTCCCCTGTGTCTACAGGGGTAACAATCTTTAGTTGTGTTGTAGCATAATCTACTTGTTCGTGTATCTGCATTTCGCCAAGCTTAAGAACTTCTTCTTCAATTCTTTTTAGCTCTTCTTTGAAATTAACAACTTCCATAGATATTTTGTTTGACATAATATCCTCCTAAAAAATATTTGGATTATTTTTGTCTCCATTTTTAGCACGTTTCATTCGCTCAAGAAATTGGCCTCTAATCTTTGGTTGGTCTGGAACAACAGTTGATTCTTCATTTTCTTTTATCATTCTTAAAGTCGGAAAGATCTCTTCAGGCTTTTTCTTAACACCTTGAGAGCTTAATAACATATAAGTTCTCTGATCTTCTCTCCAGCCAATAGGCCGTCTTTTAAAAAACTCAACCCACTTAAGTAGCTCTGTGTAAGACATTTCATTTTCAACTACATAAGCAGGGAGACCTAAAGAATAGGCAACATCATAGACTACCATATCTTGAGCAGTTAGTTTCCCGTTGCAGATTCCCCAGAAAGTCCTGCAAAAGAAAGTATTGATTCTGTTAGTTCACTTAGCTCTCCAATAGGAAATGTTTTAAAATCCTCGTTGGTTAATTCTTGCGCTTCAGGGACTGCCACTTTAATGACGTCTTGGAGAAGTATAATTTGCGCTTCTTCACCTTTAGCCTTATTAGCTTTTTGAACAATTTTTTGTACCGTTAAAACTTCGTTAACAGAAAGTTTACGGATTTGCACAGTGTCTCCCATAAAAGAGACTTCTTTTGTAATAACTTTACCTACTAAATGTTTCATAATACTTTCCTTAATAATTAATTTTATCTTTTTCTGTAAACAATTCTTGGTTATTAGCCTGGAAATCATCTAAAATTTTTCTAACTTGATGTAAAACAGAAAGTGTTTCTAAGCAATCTTTTCCTTCATGTGAGCCTTCTTTAAAGTCTCCAAATCTCTCAAAACTTTTTCGAATGCTGATGTCTACACTTCGGCGCATATGCCTAAATGTTGTTCTCATTACAAAACTTTTACTAAACGGTTTATCTGTCATAATATCTCTCTTATATATGAAGAGAGGGCCATAAGCCCCCTCTCTAATTTTTATTTTATTAGGAAGCAGCAATAGTTGCTGGACCAAAGAAGTCAGACTGCGCTGACAAGGTTACTGTAGCTGTGTTTGCATCTGTTAACTGTGGGTTAACAAGAATAGCTTCAATTTTACCAACGAAGTAAAATTCAGTGTTTGCTTTAGCTAAAGTAGAACCAGCACCTTCGTCAGCAGTACATGCAGACGCTGCCATCAAGAAACGGAACACAACTTTTTGACCAATAAGGTTATGAAGTGCTTCCATTTCAGAAGGGATGTAGTTGACTGTAACTTCTAGGCTAGGTGCGTCGGCTTGGCCTTGTACCTGTGAAGAAGTGTTTTGTCCGTAAACAGGAACGTTTACGATATTTGCGGGAGTACCTACAGAAGGGAACTCGCGAACAGAAGGCATACGAACATGATCCGCGTCTGCTGTTCCAGGAGTGCTACCTACGAACAGCGCAGCGCATTCTGCAGCTGTGTCTGTACCAGTAGGAATACTTCCTTTAAAGATGTCAAGGTAAGTAAAGATACCTGCACCAAGAGTTGAAATATGAGCCATTTGTTATTCTCCGTATATTTTAAATGGTATTATGTAACTTGCGCTATAGAGCGACTTATTAGATGGGTCTAGCCCTTCCACATTCAGATAAGATGTAGCAAGCTCTGTGCCGTTAGTGAGTTTTTTATTTTCAAGACTAATGTCTAGTATATCCGATATAGCCATAATTCGGGATTGACCTTCACCAGCTTTTACGAATATTTTTACTGCAATTAATCCACTTAAGTCTTTAACACCGCCGTGAGCAAATTGGTTACTATTACTTGGTAACACGTTTAGTCTACAAAATTCAGTTTCAGTACTTATTGTACCTTGGTAATTATCTGGGTATATGTCGATATTGTTACTTGTCCAAGTAGCAGCTGCAAAAACAGCTTCAATATCATCGAGAACATTATCATACATACTATGCTTCCTTAACCAATATTGCTTCAATAGTAAATCCATTATCGCTGTAATCAACAATATTGTATACTTTTGAGCTTACGGTTAAAGTATCATAAACAGACAAGTTTACACCTGACCTCATCATAGCTGTAACTGTAAAACCATCACCTGAAGGTTTTTGTGTTGATTGTATGATGACAGATACACTTATACTACCTGTTGTACTTACTGTAGCACGGGTAGCAAAGTCATAACCTGAAACAGATTTTGAAGAGAGTGTCCCTTCTTTAACCAAATCACCTGCAGCAGTAAAAGCCTTATTAACAGCAGAAGTTACTTTCGCAGAAAGTGACATTAATTACTCCTCCACCAACTTGAACCCATTCCTGAAGTTCCTCTTCGAATAAGAGAACGAATAGGTTTAATAACAAAATTTGGCGTAATAGAAATTCGAGTAACATCATTGTTAGAGTCACTAAGACTAATATTACCAATACTAATACTTTCATAAGTCTGTATTGTTTGAGCCAAAAGGTCTTCGTTGTTAAGTAGGTGCAAGGCCTGTTCATATACTGCAATTTTAACTAAGCTAGGTATTTCAACATTTGAAAATGTAATCTGTTGACCTAAACGGTTGTCATAATATAAAGCATTTTTACGAGGCCAAGCAAGAGCTTGGGAAGGACTAACAGCAGAGCCAATCCAAGGATTGTTGTCAATAATTTGTGTAGCAGTTACTAGCGCGTCTTCCCTTGTTGCGTCTGCAGCTGTATCCCAGTTTGCAGAGTCAATACGGGTTTCGAAATAAGTGCTAGCATCTGTAATTTCTACATAACTATTAGTGTTAAGAACTAAGGCCATCAGTCCCTC